CTGCGAGTACCCCTAGATTAATGGTGATAAACCATAAATCATCCCTATGGACCCATGCTCTGTCTCACGACAGTGCATGGCCCATCTACAGGCTCAAAAGGCCTGCAGCCGCGTGCGGAAACTTATATCATCCGCACACTTGTCCTCGTCAAACGACGAAGGGTGTACGGCTGTGAAGAGGGCGAACCTCTCAACGCAGCCATCAGTAACAACACATGAACATTACGTTCATGTGGTGGAAGAGGATCAGGTTTGCCAGTCTGGAGAAGTTCTTTCCAAGACCAGCGTTGCTGATCGATATTCCACTTCACATGCTTGCAAGACATAAAAATGTCTTTGGGCACTTCAAACGCCGAATCAAGATTACCGGGTATGTAACGCATAAAGCGAAAACATGCTCGCAATCGATCTGGTAGTTTGAATCTCTCTACGAAGGCAGTTTTGCAACGCCTCGTAAAAGAGTTGTGAAACTTGAATAGAGCCATAGTATTATCTAGGCGATAGTCAAGAGTTACTGGTCGTACAAACACACCCCGAAAGTAATCCCTTCCACACGATTCACGGAACGGTCCAAAGTAAAAGGACTTATCTGTGTTTATGCTAAAACCGATATAATGTAACAATTCGGTTAGCACCAGTGCGTGAGATTGACGAACTATAATGTCATCTCCATAAATGGAGAAGTCATCAGGGAGTCCATCGATCGCATTGACTGCGTGGGCGAAACTCGCGAAAATGAGAGTTTCTAAGGGAAAACAAAAGCTATTGCCCATCGAACAGAACTTCTCGTACCGGACAAATTTACCGGTTTGAGGGTCCAAGTAGGATGGTGACCTAATATCATTGAGGAAAGTAAACCACGCGCTAGGTAGAAGTGTGCGCGCCAGTTCGATCGAAATCGAATCTGATGCAGCACTTAAATCTAACGTTGCGTACGGATTATAATCCTCCACACTTCCAAGGTAAGCAAGTTCTTGGTTGTGTGTCTGCTTAGAGAGGTCGATACCGTGTCTGTGCAATTTCTTGCGCATCACAACATCAACTCCTCGTTGCAGATATAGGTTTAACAATGGCTCGACTGCTATCACTCTATGAGTTTTCGCAGTCTTCGGGACAAACGTCACTTTGTTGTGGACCACATGCTCGACTCGGGCAACAAATCTCTTGTCAAAGACCTCACGGTCATGACAAAAGAACCCGTGGTCTACCCCCTCAGAAAGGAGGTATTCAACTATCTGGCTATTTTGCCACATAGCAGCACGTGCATATGGTTCGGCAGTAGGGGTACACGACCAACGTTTTGCAGAAAATTTCCGCATATCGTTGGTAGCATTACCATGTACCCCTATCGAGGCCCCGGGACCGAATTCACACTGGTCGTAGATCTCTGAGAGCTTAGGCTCGCGCCCAAGTACTCTCAGAATCCACTGCTTAGCTTCATCAATGATAAATTGATGTCGCCAAGCATTGTTTCGACTGCGAAGTCGAAACAAGCGATTGTATCTCTTACAAACCAACTCAGCCCTCCTAAACTTCAGGAGAGCTGTAGCCTCCGGGTTTAAACCGGGTGCTTCTTTGGCTGTAAAGGGATACTTTCGAACCAGTGCGGCCAGTTGATGCGCATCCTTATGCTCGGATGCACTGCCATACTCTGCGGCAGTCAAAGCATCGGCTAACGTT